ATGATAGTAAGTACCTTGACCAGCACCAATATCTAAAACACTTTTAATACTTTCGCTAACAGACTGAACAAAAAAACTTGACCACTCTTTGCCCTCATAAGAACTGTTACCCATAAATCTCCTTAAATAGATAGCAAGGGGCAGCCATATAGCCACCCCTTGCTATGACTAATTAATTACCAACTGTCCTTAGCAACTTCACCTGTAGTGAAGAACGCTTCCTGCTTTGCATAAGGCAAAGTCATGTAAACGCTGTTAAGGTCATGTACTGGCAAAGACTTAATATTATCTGGCATTGGCGACTGATCCAACGGAATCAAAGTGTAATTAGTATCCTGAGCACCAGAACCAGTGCGCGAGTACTTGTAGTAACGATCAGTAATAGAACCGAACTCCTTTGCGTACTCCATCAAGATTAAACCAATATGACGTTGATTAAACGTAGTGTCAATAATACGCGGTTCCCAAGTACCAGGCTCAGTCTCAATAGCAACGTTAATAAGCAAGTGAGTCTTTGGTCTCCAACGACCATCCTTTGTAACCTGCTCACTAGCCCAGCAACGATAATTGAACTTCTCAAGCCCAGAAGTTGAGGCTGCACGCCACTTCCAGTTAATCGGCGATGTAACAACTGGTACAGGGATTGCTGTACCGATTTGCTCATCAAAGTTTTTTGAATCTTCTGTCAATTCCTGACGGAAGCGAATCTTAAAAGTTTCACCCGATGAGATCGTGAAAAACTTCTTTGTACCCGACGCGCTTTGTGACGGAATATTCTTCTCTAAGTCTTTTAGTGTTTTTAATGATTGAAACATTTCCTACCTACCTCCAATAATTGTTTGTTTGTTTTGATATGATTTTTGTATTTCCTGCTCGGACATTTCGCATGGGTCTTTTACATGATCTGAAATGATCATGCGACTCAAGTCCTTGCCTTCGCAAGATCTAATTATAGCATCACACATGGCATCTCCAGCGTCATCTCTGTCAGAAAAAATAATTATTTTATCAAACCATTTTCTCAACATAGATGACTGATTCTCTGACACCTTCGCACCAAGTGTTGCTACACAATTTTTATAACCAGCTTGAATCACCTTTGCACAATCTAAACTTCCTTCTACAACTATGCACTCATCAAACTTTTTTGCGTTCTGTATATTGAATAATATATCTGCTCTTTTAAATCCCTTATTGTAAAGATACCTTGGATCTTGCCAGTCGTGGATAGCCCTACCAATTAAACCTACAACATTATATTTTGTATCTCTAACTGGTATTACTATTCTATCTTTGACCTTTGAAAATCCAATCTCTAAATAAGCTAAAGTTTCTTTAGTCAACCCTCTTTCAATTAATGGTTGCAATAGATTTAACTCATCACTATTGTAATCAATCTTAATTGAATCAGTTGTTAACTCCTCGACCTTTGCTGGATTCAAAGACATTTCTAATTGATACTGTAAATTTACAGGATCAACTACATTTTCACGACCATATGATTTACCAGTAACATGCTTATACAGTTGCCTAAAGTTACCTTTTCTATCACATGATGGATTAAAGCATTGCCATAGCCCGGTCTTCAAGTTTATATAGAAAGCAGGGCTATGTGTATTCTTATGGAATGGACAATAAAGAGTTGCCTCTTTACCACTCTCTGTCTGAATATTTATATTATTATCAGAAAACAATCTTCTGATATCTGACTCAAGGTTACTTGATGAATACAATTTTGAATTCAAAAGTCTCAGTCTCCTGTTTGTAATCTGTATAAAGTTTGGTACTAGAAAACTTGTACTTCTCCTTTACTTCATCTTCCATCCAAGGCCTAAGTCTAATAATAGATTCAACATCACGACTTGTCCCCTTAAGAACATATGCTACTGAATTATCTTTTGTTTTCATCCTAAATCCCATTCTTCATTCCACTTACCAGTTTCAAGATTCCATCTTAGATAAAAACCAAAATGGCTTGCTCGTCTGACCTTGCGTGATACAACCTGAAACAGATCAGAATTATATTCACGATGAATCGCCAAAACTAGGTCGGCATCATAAGCCAATTGCTTTGACCATGCTACTTCCTCAAGTTCGGGTGGTCTGTCTCCATGACCTTCTGCCATAGTTACTGCTGCTACGTCAATAATAGGAATATTGTTTTTAACAGCAATTCTTTTAAAAGCTTTTGAAAGGTTCTTTGCTTTTTCTGTTTCAGTCTTTGCACCGCTTGAATCATCAAACAGACCATGATAGTCAAGAATAACCATATCTGGTTGGTACTGGTCAATCTTAGCCTGAACCATGTTCTGGTCTGCTGTCTCAAGCCCCTCTGATGTAATCAGATAGATTGGTTGCTTACCCTCAAAAGTCTTCTCAGCCCATGAAGCATATCTATCCACAATCTTGGCATTGGCTTTAACAAGGTCAGTATTAGTAAAGTTACCTTCACCATTATTTAATAATGTATCTAGTCTTTGACCTTCTTGGAGTTTATTCATTTCTAATGAAATAATCATTGGTCTATAGCCAGCTCGCCAAGCATTAGCAGCAAATAGTCTTGCAATAAAAGACTTGCCAACGCCTGTCCAACCTAGCAACACAATAAAGTCACCAGCCTGCCAACCACCAAACACTTTATCAATAACACTAATACCGCTGGGGATACCAACAATATCACTATCAGGATTGAGCGAACGTTCACGCAGTTCATTACTACGGTCACGCCATTCACCCGCCAAGTCAGTATCCTTTAGATTACTAGAATATTTATACAACTTAGAAGTATTTTCCATTAGATAAGACAAAGCCTCTTTTGGACCAAGTTCACCTAAAAGAGAATGAGCCTGGGCAACAATTCTTCTAGTTTGCAAAGCCAAAGATTCTCTCTTAGCCTGTTCAACATAGTAACCTAAAGGCTCTGTCGCTGTAATAAACTCAAAGTCAGAGAAATGAGATTTAATAGTATCTTTTGATGGTGGTTTACTATGCTTATCGTAATGACTTAGAATAAAATTCCAGATATCCCGATACTCAGCAAATACACCATCAACTCCCTCGTTCACAGCGGTAACCATGTCACCGCTTTCAACAATTGAGTTAATCAATCGCATTTCATAGTTCATATTCTTCAATCAACTTTCTTGTCTCGGCAACTGTTTGTTTAAATTTATCAATTGATAAACGTTCTTTCTTTACTTTATCAACAAAGTCTCTTGATTTAATAGCAAAATCAAAAACAAGAATTGGACCGTATTCTGATTTTACATATAATTTGATAGCATTAAGCAAATCATCACTATCGTAATGCTTTGCTATGCTATCGGCTATATCTTCTTGACGAGGGGAATCTGGAATAAACAATCTACCTTCCGATTCGCACACTACTTTAAACACTTGAATTAAATCACTACCAGTAATTGACATTGGTATCATCCATCTTTTTGAAATTTGATAATTAATCTTTCATATTCGGATACGCCAGCAATTACGCCAACAACAACGTCACTATCACTACTAAAAGCGTTAGTTAAACATTGTTTGTGCATAGTGCACTTGGCGCAACCACTCTTGGCATATTCTATATCAAGAAGGTTATAAGATAACCATCTTTGTGAATGCTCATCTTGTGAGCAAACCGCTTTACTAAGCCATGTCACTTATCAAGTTCTTTAAGCTTTGCCTCAATTTGTTCGTCAAGAGCAGCCCAAAGTTTTTTCCATGATGATTCATCTTCCATTGAAGATGCCATAATCTTAGCACCAGCATCAAGGCGAAGAGATTCGTAGTTACCAAGGTTCTTGGTAATACCTACCGATGCCCAAATTTCTGCTTTATCATTGTCAATCATAATTTGTTAACCTTTTCTCGTAAAGAAACAATGCTGTTTCTTATGTTGTTGTTTTTAACATTAGCAGGTCTTCCAGACTTCCTGCCAGAAAAGAATGCTACCACATCGTAAACATCGGATTCTGTATAAAACCGCCAATTTTTATACGCCTCACTTTGTTCTGCTTCCAATGCTGGTCTGGCAAGCAATCCATTCTTTTCATATTTTCTGATTGTATCAGATCTTTTACCAGTAATTTTAGATAACTCACCAATAGTGTACAAACGACTTAAAAGTAATTCACCACCATTGAAGGGGACAATTTCTTCATTCTCTTCTAACAGGAATTTTACAATTACACTGTTAGAAGAGCGATGAATCTTTTTTACTTTTACAATAAGTGTTTTATATAAATAAAACTTATTTTCTATAATTTTATTTGTTATCATTTCTTATCTTTTCTAAGATTTTATTTAGTTTATCAACTTGAATATCAGCAGAATGACCACACTTTATGCATGTAACATCTACCCAGTATTGTCCTAAACTATAATACTGCTCTCCAATGTATTTTCTACCACCGCATTTAATGCAGCGCATATACACATCTGAGAACTTAATCACCTTACTTTTTTAGTGTTGATGCCGAACTAGGATCTCCAACTTGAGTCGCAAGAAAACCTTTAAGAACGCTAATACCAGCTGCCAAAGCAGCAGCAGTAGCCGACTTAACTTCATCAACACCACCAACAGTGTAAATAGCAATAAATGCCTGGGCAGCTGTCCACAGTGCTCTTTCAGCAATATCTTTATATAGTTTGTTATTCATATTATCTCCTTATAGCCAGCAGTTATATTCTGCTGTTACAATACCCTTATCTGGATGAACAAACATTAGCGGTTGTGATGGTTGCCCAATGGCCGCTAGGCTCTCCATTGCATAAGTGTTTGTAGATTCTGGACTACCAGAAATTCTGAACTGTACAGTATTAAATGTCATCTTAGTTGGTGTGTGGAAATGTCCACAGTAAACATCTGTAAAATCTTCTTGTACAGCCCCAACTTTCCAGCCATAAACTTTCTTTTGAAAGCCATACAGCGTAGAGAGACTACCAAACTGGTCACCATGAATCAACATTGACTTGTAGTTACCAATTGAGTCAATAGCATACCAATTTCTCTCTCCACGACCATCGGGGATCTGGAAACTAATTCTCTTTTCATCTTCATACATCAACTGAATGATGCGATAAAGCATTCTATCGGCATTAGTTTCTGGATCATGATCTCTACGTGAACGACCACCAATAGCACCATGATTACCAATAACACCGACAAAAACAACCTTCTCAAAGTTCTCCAACATTTTGTTGATAAACTTTCTCATAATTCTTGGACCATCAACAGTTACCTGGCGATATAGTCCACCATCAACTAAGAAACTTTGCCCAGGGAAAATAAGTTCACCCTCAACAATATCTCCAAGACACCAAATATGAATTTCATTAATTGGATGATCTGCTCTTTGAACATTTGTTACATCAACAACTTTTTGAGCAAATCTTTCAATACGCTCTTCACATACAGTTGAATTATAATCTGGTGTAACCTTAGCAAGTTGCCAGTCTGCTAGAACAGCAACTGCTACTTCTTCATTCTTATTATTCTTTTTGCTTTTAGTTGCAAAAAAGTTTCTATCAATTTCAGTAGGCTTTTGTTTTACAATTGTATCTTTAACAGCTGAATACACAGCAGAAGCAATCTCATCCTGCTTACTCTTAACCTTTTCATATTCTGAAAGAAGTTTATTGTAAGCAACACGCAGCGCAGCATCGCTAACACTTTCGCTAGAAGCATCTAGACCGGGGATATCCACAATTCCATTTTCCTTTCTAAACTTGCATAAACCAAGAACGTCTATTGATTTACGACATGATGATTGAGCATACTTTTGATTGGGTGAATTGGGTTCAAACTCAAGTTCACAATTCTTGCCTTCACATTTCTTCATTGTCCCTCCTACGGGTTTTGTCAATCGTACCACAAAACCAAGGAGTTATTTTGTCATTAGGAAAGTTTTTTTTGCATATTTATTCTTTTAGAAAAATCACGCTTTTGCGTATGAGGTTTAGTATTTTTAACATTTTCCCTCATCTTATCTCTCTGCTTCATATTAGGTTTTCTACCTTCCATATGAAGAGCACTATGTTCTTTATGAGTACAAAGAAAAAAGTTTTCAACTCTATTATCGACCTTAATCTCATTTATATGATGAACAGTTTCCCAAGGCTGAAGATAGCGACCAAGATAGGTTTCCATTACGAGCCTGTGCTCATAAACATAACCACGAATATTTCTAGGATGATCTGGTAACAGTATTCTTACATAACCTTTATCATCAATATACTTACCGCCAGCAAAGTTAGGATTATTAGAACCACCATTATTTTTAGGTGTCCATTTTATATCTTTTCTTTTAGAAGCTAACTCTCTTCTAGCGTGCAAATCTAGGCACCGCCGACATCTTCAACATAAATTTGTACAGGCGAACTAGCAGACCCTTCAATTCTCCAAGCAGGAGCATTATTAGTATTGGCACCAGCAGATCTAGATACTGTCAAGAAAAAAGTTTGATTATTTAGCGGTGTGCCAACGTTAGAAGTGCTTACTACGCTATATGTACCACCAGCCATTTTGCTATGGTACACATTGCTCTTTATTGCTTCATTAGAAATATTCGCGCTACCGCTCGCTACGTTTATAAAACTAAAAGTATGCGGTGTAAACTCCCAAGAACCAATTTTTGATTTGCCATTGTCTAATAGGTTTAAACCATTATATATATTTATAACATACTTTGAATCTTCGCACCCGGCATTTAACACAGAAATTGTAGGAACATTGACAGTTACTTTATAATACCTATTTTCAAGAATATTTACTCGCTTATCAGAACCACCAGTACCAGTATCATCTTGTAGAAAAATAACTTCGTTTTCTGTAAAGTTAGTATTAGCATATACTATTTGAGCAGTTGATTGATTAAATGACAACATGCCAAAAGGCTTGACATCAATAACATCTCTAACCTGCTCAATATTTGTAGACATCTGAGCAAGACGTGCGCTACTTAAAGGCGTTCCATCTGTCCAAGAAACAAAATTATAATTTTCGTAAGCCATAATTCTCCTTAACTATTATACCCTAATTCACTTTCTAAGTGTTCAATTCTAGATTTAAGTTCCTTTATTGCAGCAACACAAACTGCGATTACACCAGGTTCAGACCAATAATGAGGAATCCACTCATCAAGAGCATTAATAGCATGTTGTTTCTCATCCTCGCTCAAACCATCAATATCATTAGGCTTCCAGCAGGCTAATCTCGGATTTACTTCAGCAACTTCTTCAGCAATAAAACCAAAATCTCTAATAAAAGGCCTTAAACTTGCTTCAAATTCAGTATCATTAGGTAAAGGTTTCCACTCAAATGTAGATGGTTTTAATAAACTTATGATATCTAAACCATTATTAATTTCTTCAATATTTTTTTTCAAATTACGACTTGAAGCAACGTAACCAAGGTTTGTAAAACCAAAAGCATTTGCTGTCCCTGCAATTCGTGAAGCATTAGTTGTAACTGGTGTTCTTATAATTACATCGGTTGCAGTAAAATATGCACCTAAAACACCAGCAGCTGCTATCCCCATTTGACCAGATGCTACCTGATATAGCCCCGTAGCCGTGTCGCCTACAAACCCAACGGCAGGAGAAGCCAGTGAACCACCAGTAACAGCAATTCTTTGCCCAACATCTAATATTTGACCACCGCCATAACCAGAAGTAAAATAAGCCTTGAACCCACTAGGGTCAAGAGTGTAAGTAATAACAGTATTACCACCAGTAACAGAACCACTGCCAACATTAATAGATTTACCAGAAGACATTGTGATATTACCATTACCAGTTATACTATTATTTAATGTAATAGTATTATTAATAATTGTTGCCCCAGCAACAGTCAAACCACCATTGACAGTAGTAGTGCTACCAGAAGTATTACCAATAGTAATAGTAGTACCTTTAACATTTAAATTTCCATCAACA